AATCCTTGTTGTTTACCTCTAAACATTTTATACTATGAATAAACAAAGTTAATAAAAAAAACCATTGCTTTTACACAATGGTTAAAAATTATTTTTAATTAATTGTTACGCTACTGGAACTATTGCACTTGTAGCTCCTTTGTAATAACGTGTGCCTATCTTTGCGGTTGCAACCGAATTAACACTATCATACAATTGTACAACGATTGAACTTGATGTTGTAAAAGCATCAGTTGGCTCAAATTCGTACTCTTTAGTAGTACTATTGTAAGTTAAAGATAAAGCCACAATAGTTGTTGCAGTTCCGTCAATAGTTACTCTTAGATTTGCTATTGCAATACCACCTAATGTAGTTGATTGGTTCATGTTAAATGTAGGTTTGAAGTAAACTTTGTCAGAACTTACATCAGCTCTACCAGTCATTACAATATCTGTAATAGGGTTAATATCACTATTAACGTTAAAATCTAAAATAGACGCATCTAACAAAGCAACGTCTCTATTAAATTGTGTTTCGTTGATTAATTGCATTGTTACTGATACACTTGCAGAAGTATTACCATCTGTAAACATATAAGTACCACTATTCAACATACCTAAATCGAAACCGCTTAAAGTAGTTCCGTTAGTTGCTCCAGCTACCGCACCGCTTGAAAATACAAAAAGTACGTCAAATGCTTGGAATGAATTATAAGAATATAAAGCATTTGCAAACTTCCAACCACCTTTTAGAAATTTAAAAGTAAAGTTAGGTAAACCATTTCTAACTACTGACATAACACCACCTTGATACTCCTCAGTAGTTGCCTCAGGCGTGTTATTTGTAGCCTCAACCGCTCCTAATACTGGAATAAAATTCCCTAATTGGATTTGGTCGTTAACTAATTCCAAATCGAATGTATCAGTAGTTAGGTTTATTGCCCAACCTTTTGGCGTCATAATAAAGCCAGTCAATCTACCCTCTTGCAAAATGCAGTCAGGTAAACCTAAGTTCTTACGTGTAGTAAGACAATCTTTTTGATTATATAAAACCATTTTATTTTATTTATTAAATTATACAATTTACGTTTATTCGCGTTTTAAAAGTAATCACTTTACAATCTACGACATCAATTATAGTATTCTCACGTTTACCGCTATTTGATGTTTTAATATCGTTTGTATTACTTTCTTGACCTAAATTAGGCTCGTCTCTTTGTGTGAATCTATTTTCAAAACTTCCAAACACCTCAATATTCCCATTACTTGATAACGCATTCTCAACAACCGCCCAAACTGGATTTAAAACTTTTACGTAACTTTCTGTATTACGCCATTCGTTGAATTTGTCTGTTTTAGTTCCGTGCATCAAAACAAGTCTTACATCAGTAGTTATCCATCCTTTAAACTCGGTATATTCGTTTAAAACATACCAAATTAATGGATATTTACTACTATTCATTTTCTTGTTTTGGTCAACTATCCAAAGATTTAATTCTTTTTGGTCTCCGTAACCGAACTTAATCGATTTATTACTTTCTCCGTAAGTTAAACCCTCAAATACTTTCTTTAATGCACTTGCGACTATCATATTGAAAATCTATTAGATTTTGTTGTATCTGTGAAAATATAACAATTAGCATCAGGATAATTCGTTGGATTATCTTTTAGAAATTGTATTAAATTAACCTCGTTGTTAGTGTTGTTTCCGTTGAAATAATCAACAAAACAAACCCCATCAATAAAGTTTACTCTTGGCGCACATTCATAACTTGTGAACCCTTGATACATTTCTAAAAAAGTATTCCAATTTTTTACTAATAATGGTTTATGATTTACAACGTCAGCGTTTTTTGCTTGAAGTTGTACTTGACCTACACCAGTCATAGTAGTTAAATTATCACGATACCATTCACACCAAACATAAGGAGTTAACAAACTTTCTTTAAAAAGTCCATTTTCGTAAACAAGTCCACGCCAAACATAGGTTTTATCATCTTTAGTGTATTCAACACCATTTACTAAATCTTTCCATTTTTGGTCTGCATCATCGTTTAATTCTCCATCTGTTATTTGTGAGTTTAAATCAGCAAAAAGAGAAGTTCCTAAAGCATTAGTTAGTAACTTAGGCACACAAGAATCAATATAAGCATTAACTTGTTCGTTAATACCAGTATTCGCCTCGTTAACATTTGATATTAAAAAAGCTCTATTAAACTCTTGTGTGTTTATAAGGTACATAATTAATTACTTTTTAGGTGTTATTTTAATTCTTTTGCAATTCCAGCTTTAATTAACGCTTCTGCTTTAATTCTATGTGGAGATACTTTTATACCTACTTTATAGTGTTTAGTTTCTGCGATAATTTCAACATTCAGTCTGTCAGCGTACTTTATTTTAGTACCTTTTTCAGCGTTCTCTAACAACATTGCCTTACTTGAATAGGTTGTTGCTTCTGTTTTTTCTTTTGCCATTATTATTTAAGATTTAAAATTACTAATTAAACTACTGGTACTTCAATATCTGTTAAAATTCCAGCAATGTCATCATAAACGATTGAACCAGCGTCCCCACGTTTGATATAAGTTCCCATAAACGCCTCTAATTTTTTAGATACTAAATTTTTAGAGAAGTCATCATTTTCGTAACCCTCATCATAAGTTACGTTTTCAGCCATAACTAAGTTGAATTTTTTCAAATCTCCAACTAATATGTGTGTATCAGGAAATTTATTTCTAAATACAACATTTACAGAACCTACTTTAGTTCCATCAGGAGATACAAATGGAGGTACAATATAATCCCCTTGAGAGTTTTTAATACCTTTCATTTTAGCTTCCCAAACTGTGTTTAACACACAAGTAAGTTGACCTTTGAAGTTAGCTAAACGAACTTGTGTAGCAACCGCCATAATAACGTCAAAAATGTTAGCAGTTGGATAATATTCTGCTAATTGAGTAGGCACAACAAATGCTGAAGCTACTCCAGTTGCAGTAATACCCTCTAAATTGTTACCAGTTCCATCTCCTGACAATGCGCCATCGTCCATTGTTTGCTCCATTAATTCGTTAGCGTGTTCCATAAAATCAGAAACAACTGCTGGTGCGTGGTTCATTAATCTTTTAGTAAATTTCCAACGTACCGCAACCTCTTTTACCGCTTCTTTGTCTGTTTTCCACTCTGCATCTGCTAATGGTTTTAATCCACCCTCCGCAATAAATTCAGCGTCTCCCTCTTCATTGTAACGTGAAGTATGATAAATAGCTTCTGTTCCAGGTTGGTTTTTAATTGTAATCAATGGTAAAATAGCCAAATCAGGTTTTGGAGTTTGTCCAATTTCGTTGTCAATATAGTTACCAAACAAAGGTGAAAATCCGTTTGTTGCATTAGGCACAACGTTTGCAGTAGTCATTAATGCTGCAGCTTTAATTGTTGTGTCTGCATTATAAGACTTGTCATTTTCCTTAAAGTTTTCAGCATTTTCTTTAAAGAATGTAGTTAAAACACCCTCTTTGTCTGTTGCTAATCCTTTGCTTTGTTCTAAAATCTGTGCATTGATTTCAGTACCTAAAAACTCTTTTAAAGTTTCTTCTTGTGTTTTCAATTCAGCAGTTACTTGCTCTTTTGTCATTGATTTATCAATCAACGATTCTAAATGCCCTAAATATTCGTTTTGAATATCGGCTTGCTTCTCAATTTCTAATGCTTTAAATTGAGTTAAATTAAGGCTCTTTGTAGCCAAAAATTGTTCAAATTTGTTCATTGTTCTAATTTTTAATAAATAAGTTAAATTTCTGTTTGTTCTCGATTTGAGTGTCCTCTGACGGCTCATCAGTTGAAGTGTTTTCAACGGCTTCAAATGTTTTATTTTCTAATGTAGGTGTTGCGGAATTACTTCCCATAACTACTGCACTACCCTCTATAATTTTTGCTTCTTTTACTACCCAAAAATAACCTCTTTCATCAGCTACTTCTTTGTTAGCTATTAATGGATAGAACTCATCCCATAACGCTTTATATTCTTTGTCATATTCAGCCTCTGTGTTAATTGCTAATTCTAATTGAACGTAACGCATACCAACTGAATGATTTTTAACCCAACCATTAGCATATTGATTAAGCATAAATTCATTACGCTTTTTATCTATTGTGCTTTCAAATATTAAAGCCTCAGTTTTTCCATCGTATGGTAAACCTAATTTTTTCCAAGTCATTGACTGAACATAACCTTTAGCGTTATCACTGATAACTTTGTCAAATTCTCTTTCGTGTTCTTGTAAGTGCAAAAATGAAGTATTATCTTTTACAGATTTATTCCAAATTCCGTTAACGTGCAAATCATTATGACTATCTAAAAAATTAGTAGTGTTGATAACAACTTTTACATTTAATTGATTAGGTTCTTGCATTTGCTCTTGAATATCCTCTTTAGTTGTGTCGATTTTTACCGACGTATCTAAATAACTAAAAGAAACTGCATCGGCATTTTTAGTAACTGATTTCTTAATAGAAACTAATTCTTTTTTATTTTCTACTAATGCTTTGAATAAATCCTCTCTTGTTGCAAATTCCTTATTTGGAAACTCTAATACTTTTATCATTTTAATACAATATTATGTTTTAACATCGCTTTTTTTGCTTTTAAGCTATTAATTAAAGATAGATTTGGATGTTCTCTACTTTCTAATTCTTTAATTTTATTGTCTATTTCTTGTTTTGTTTTTTCTAATTCCGCTCCCATAAATCAGTTAATTTATTTTTTAAATCCGTTTCATTCATTCCTAACTCTTTAGCAAGATTTAAATTCTCTAACATTACTTTTAAGTTGTTTACTCTGTCAATTTCAAATACCGCATTAAATGGTAAATGTTTAAATGTTCCTCTTAAATCCTCAACTTCATAAACTAACTCCCAAAGGTCAGTTTCTTGGTTAAGTTTTGGCATTAGTGAATAATCAATAAAAGCACCTAAAGACTTTTCCTTATTTTCGTAAGTACTACCTTTTGAAACAATGTCTAAAACATCTTTAGACATTCCGTACATATTACCTATAATGGTTAAATCAGCAATATAGCTATCGTCTAACTTAAGACTTTGCAAATTACTTACCATTTGAGTAATATCCACCTTACTTGGTGTAACTACGATATTTTTATTTAACAAACCACTAACAACAGACTTTTGTTCTGTATCATCCATTGGTTGCTTATAAATATCGCTTTCATCACTTTGACCGCTTACTAAAAATTTAGTAGTAAATAGTAAATTTCTATTTTTAGCAGTTAGTGAAAGTTCGCTATTTAAGACAACTTGATATAATGCGTCTAATCTGCTATTGCCTTTTAACCAATTACCACTAACTCCATTTGATAAATCAGATAGTATGTATAAATTCTTAAACTTTAATTGTTGTTTTTCTCCGTTTTGGTTAATATAGGTAAATGTGTCATTACGCATATTGTTTCGACTTTCACTACCATATTTTGAGAATGTCAACTTACCAAATTTTTTAATTTGTTTGTCAGTAAAATCAATTCCTACCGGATTTAAACAATAAGTAACATCGCCCTCTTTATAAATATAACACGTTCCTAAATCTCTATAAAAAGAAATATCCCAACGCAAATCAATCCAACTTTGCCAGTCGTTAGGTTGTTTAGATTGTGAATATAAAAAATCCTTTTCAACTTCTTTATTATCTAAATACCTATCTATTTTTGCTTGTGAATATAAATCTGCTCTAAATGATAATACTTTTAATAATGCTGGATTATTTAAACATTGTTCAAGTTTAGCCTTTTCGCTTTTCCATTTTTTAGTAGTTCCATTTTGAAACATATCCATAATGGAATAGAAAAAATTACCAGCACTATCACGCTCAACGTAATTAGGTAAGTTGTTTTGATTTCCCCATGAAAATGAAAAATGACCCATATTATAAAAGTAAAAAAGCCTTAACCGAATTTAATCAGTTAAAGCTTCCTTGTATTTTAGTTGTGTTTACGTTCATTGTTTGTACTATGCTACTTCACATAGTTAATGCAAATATATAATATTTATTTAAACTAATTACAAATAAGTTAAATTATTTTTATTACTCTTTTAGCTTGTAAATATAAAGCCACATATCTAATAGGGTCTATTAAGTGATTATCTACATCCTCAGGCACTTGAATAACTTTACCATTAGTGTCTTTTTTCCAACTATAATTTTCAGCCTCATACTTAATGTTATGCGAAATTGACGTATAATAAACTTTAATGTTTTGTAATAAATCTATTCCATCTAATATACTATCATTTGGTTTTAATGTTGCAACGGCTCTTTTCCAACCATTAGTACGTAATGCATTAATTTTTAAAGGTCTGTTGTTATCGCAAATTATATCGCACTCTTTACGAATGTTTAATTTAGAAAATAACCAAGTTACTAAACCCTCGTTTCTGTCTTTTAATAATACTCTTTCGTGTGGTGTTAATTTTTCTTTTAGTTCGTCCTCACTTGAATAATTTAACTCATTCACATAAATTGCACCATCGTAATATTTAACTTCAACTATTCCAAACTTATCAACTTTTCCCCAGTCAACACCATACAAAATAACATTAGTATCTAATCGTAAATAATCATAATAATCGATTTCCTCCCAATCTGTAAATATTCTATCAGGTCGTTCCGCTTTAACCCCTAATCCGTAAATATCCCACTTTACTATTGATGCACTTCTTTTCTCTTCATTCAGTACGCAACGTAATAATTCTTTTAAGTATTTACTTTCAAAATTAAGAGGGTTTTTATCAAAGTCATATCTAACCGCCTCAATTTCTTGTATTAGTTCGTTTTCTACAACATAAGAACGTTTAACTGGTTGGTATGATAGTATTTTATTTCTTTGCTCAATAGGACAAAAAGGATTGTCTTTAAATGTTGAATGAATAACTAAGCATCGAGGGTCTTTTTGCACGTCATCGCTCCAATGGTCTTTTTTAGGGTTTAAATCAATAAACATAAAATCAGACGTTCTCATGTCAATTTGGTCAAACGTGTCTTTACTAATTTTGTAAGGCTCATTTAACCAACTTGCATCTTGCTCTAATCCGTGAACCGCCTCCTCGTCATCTGTTCCGTGAATTTCAAAAGTACTACTTGTTGAATAAGTAAATATTGATTCTGTTTTGTTAAATTCTTGGTTTACTTTGTATCGGTTTGTTTTACGTAAATGTTTAATAGCATCGTTTAAAACTGTCTTTTTACAATCTGTTTTAGTATCACGCCAAGCGGTCAATCGTTTGAACTCGTTTTGCCTTGCATATAAATCGTAACAATCGATTAAAGATATTGTTTTACTTGAACGAGAAGAGCCACGATTTAAAATGTATTTGTATCGGTTGTATCTGTAATTTATATCAAACTCTTGTAAGTTGTTAATATCACACAAATAACTCATTGATTCATATGTATCAAGTCGATATTTTTTTAAATCTACCTCAGTATCAAATTTATATTTATAATCGCCACTTTCTTTATCAAGTCCATAAAACTCAAAAATGTTATCTTGCTTTTTTTTAACAAAATAACATTTTAAATGTATAGCCTCCCAATTCTTTTGAAATACTATTGTGGCTTTAAGATTCATCTTCCGTTAGTGGTTTAACTATTTCAATTTGCATCGTAGGTGGTAAACTTTGTATTTCTTTTCCGTTGGTTGTAATGTCGGTTTTGTCTCCAAACATTTTAGGGTAAAATTTAGACGCAGTCCATTTCTTTGTTTGAATTAATACGTTTGCAACACTTGGTTCTAACTCTCCTGCTTTTAACATATCGTAAACGTGGTCAATCTCTTCAATTTCACTTTCAGCTTTGTCTTGCATAGCCTTTACATATAGGTCAAATAATTCTGAGTGTTCACGTTTCCAATTACACCAAGTTTGAAAAGTTGGGTACTCTTCTTTAGATTTAAGAATAGTTTTAATATTAAAACCCTCTGCTACTTCTGAGCAGATAGTTTTACACATTTCAAAATTATATTCACTTGGTCGTGCCATAACAACAAAATTAGCAATTATTTTTTAATTAGCAATGTTTTTTGTGAAAATGTTTTGTTACAACTCATTTATGTATTTGATTAACTCCTCGCTTTGGTCTGATAGTAGGTTGCTTTTTAAGTTCCAAAATCTCAGGGG